CTGAAGATGGTGCGCGCCAGCCGCGGCAAGGCGGCGCGGGCCGAGCCGATTGCGGCGCTGTATGAGCAGGGGCGGGTGCATCATCTGCGCGGGCTGGGACCGCTGGAGGACCAGATGTGCAAGATGAGCCAGCGCGGCTATGAGGGGCGGGGCAGTCCCGACCGGGTGGATGCGCTGGTCTGGGCGCTGCACGAGCTGATGATCGCGCCGGCGGCGCAATACCGGCGGCCGCAGGTGCGGGGGCTTTAGCTTCACGTTTTGGCCCCCTACGGGGCCGGGGCCTCTGTTGGCCGGGCGGCAACCAGTTTCAGGAGAACGACATGGTGTTTGACTTTTTCCGGCGGGCCGGGACTGGCGGAGCTTTGCCTGCTGCGCCCGAGGCCAAGGCCTCGGCGACGGGGCGGGTGGTGGCCTGGGGCGTGGCGGGGTCTGGCCGCGTGGCCTGGAGCGCCCGCGATACCGCGACGCTGACGCGGATCGGGTTTACCGGCAACCCGGTCGGGTTTCGCTGCGTCAAGCTGGTGGCCGAGGCGGCGGCGGCGGTGCCGCTGCTGTGCCAGGATGCTGACTGCCGCTATGACGTGCATCCGATGCTGGAGCTGATCCGGCGGCCCAATACGTTGCAGGGGCGGGCGGAGCTGCTGGAGTCGCTCTATGGCCAGATGCTGCTGTCGGGCAACGGCTATCTGGAGGCGGTGGGCGGCGAGGCGGGGATGCTGCCCGGGGAGCTGCATGTGCTGCGGTCCGACCGGATGAGCATCGTGCCGGGGGCGGATGGCTGGCCGGTGGCCTATGACTATACCGTGGGGGCGCGCAAGCATCGGTTCGACATGACCGGGGAGCCGGACCCGATCTGCCATATCCGCAGCTTCCATCCGCAGGACGACCATTATGGGCTGTCGCCGATGCAGGCGGCGGCGGTGGCGGTGGATGTGCATAACAGCGCCAGCGCCTGGTCGAAGGCGCTGCTGGACAATGCCGCAAGGCCCTCGGGCGCCATCGTCTACAAGGGCGCGGACGGGCAGGGGCAGCTTTCGGCGGACCAGTATGACCGGCTGGTGAGCGAGATGGAGATGCACCATCAGGGCGCGCGGAATGCCGGGCGGCCGATGCTGCTGGAGGGCGGGCTGGACTGGAAGCCGATGGGGTTCTCGCCCAGTGACATGGAATTCCAGAAGACCAAGGAGGCGGCGGCGCGCGAGATTGCGCTGGCCTTCGGGGTGCCGCCGATGCTGCTGGGCATCCCGGGGGATGCGACTTACGCGAACTATCAGGAGGCGCACCGGGCGTTCTACCGGCTGACGGTGTTGCCGCTGGCGACGCGGGTGACGGCGGCGATCAGCCATTGGCTGTCGGGCTTTGCCGGGGCGGCGGTGGAGCTGCGGCCCGATCTGGACCAGATCCCGGCCTTGGCGATGGAGCGGGACCAGCAGTGGAAGCGGGTCGGCGAGGCGCTGTTCCTGAGCGATGCCGAGAAGCGCAGCCTGCTGGGGCTGCCGCCGCTGGCTGGGGCCGAGTGATGGACGGCGAGGGCTCGCGCTACCTCAAGGCGCCGTTCGAGGTGCATGAGCAGCGCTTCGAGGCGACCGAGCGGATCATGGCGCTGCAGTTTGCCGGCGTCGAGAAGCGGCTGGAGCGGATCGAGGCGATGATCGAGGGGCTCGAGCGGCGGCTGTGGATGACGGTCTATGGCGTGGTCGGGGTGATCCTGACCCAGGCGGTGCAATCGGTGCTGGATTACGGCCCGAAGTGAGGAAACCAAGGATGCGGACGCAATTCGGGCTGGAAACCAAGCTGTGCCGGCTGGGCGGGGATGTGAGCGTCACCAATGGCACGGTGATCGCCGGCTATGCCTCGGTCTTCGGGGCGGTGGATCAGGGCGGCGATGTGGTGGAGCCGGGGGCCTATGGCGCCAGTCTGGCGAAGCTGGCGGCCTCGGGTGGGCGGGTGAAGATGCTGTGGCAGCATGACCCGGCCGCGCCCATCGGCGTGTGGGACGAGGTGCGCGAGGACGCGCGCGGGCTGTGGGTCAGCGGGCGGCTGCTGACCGACGTGGCGCAGGGGCGCGAGGCGGCGGCGCTGATCGCGGCGGGGGCGATCGACGGGCTGTCGATCGGCTACCGCACCGTGACCGCCGCCAAGGATGCGGGCGGGCGGCGCCGGCTGAAGGTGCTGGAGCTGTGGGAGGTGTCGCTGGTGACCTTCCCGATGCTGCCGGAGGCCCGCGTGGCCGAGGCGAAGAGCACCGGAGACGAGTGGCGCGCGCTGACCGATGCTCTGGACCGGGCGCGGGCAGAGCTGGCGGGGCTGTAACGGGCCCCTCGCCAAGGGGCCAATTTCCAGAAGGTGAAACGATGACCAAGACCGAGACGATGTCCGGGGTCGGCGAAGCTGTGCCCGCTGCCCAGGTGGCAGAAGCGACGGCCGCGCTGACCGGGTTCCTGAGCGAGCTTCGGGGCTTTCGGACCGAGATGAAATCCAGGCTTCAACAACCAGAAGAGCGAGTGACCATGCTGGACCGCAAAAACTATTCCCCGAACGCTGGCCGTCCGGCGCTGTCGGCCGCCGTGCAGGACGGGGTGCCGCACGCCAAGGCCTTTGCCGCCTATCTGCGCTGCGGCGACGATGACGGGCTGCGCAATCTGCAGCTGGAGGGCAAGGCGCTGAACACCGCGGTGGCAGCCGAGGGCGGCTATCTGGTCGATCCGGTCACGTCGGAAACCATTCGCGGCGTGCTGAAGACGACCTCGTCGCTGCGCCAGGTGGCGAGCGTCGTCAATGTCGAAGCGACCAGCTTCGACGTGCTGGTCGATCATACCGACATGGGGTCGGGCTGGGCCAGCGAGACCGCGACGCTGACCGAGACCACCACGCCGCAGATCGACCGCATCAGTATCCCGCTGCACGAGCTGTCGGCGATGCCGAAGGCCAGCCAGCGCCTGCTGGATGACAGCGCCTTCGACATCGAAAGCTGGCTGGCGAATCGCATTGCCGACAAGTTCGCCCGGGCCGAGGCTGCGGCCTTTGTCATCGGCGACGGCGCCGACAAGCCCAAGGGCTTCCTGACCCATACCAAGGTCGCCAATGGCAGCTGGGCCTGGGGCAGCCTTGGCTATGTCGCGACCGGCGCGGCGGGGGATTTCGCCTCGCTGAATGCCAGCGATGCGGTGGTGGACCTCGTCTATGCGCTGGAGGCGGAATACCGCGCCAATGCAACCTTCGTGATGAACTCGAAGACCGCCGGCGCGGTGCGCAAGATGAAGGATGCGGACGGGCGGTTCCTGTGGTCGGACGGGTTGCAGGCCGGCGAGCCGGCGCGGCTGATGGGCTATCCGGTGCTGATCGCCGAGGACATGCCGGACATTGCGGCCAATGCCTATGCCATCGCCTTTGGCGATTTCAAGAACGGCTACACCATTGCCGAGCGCCCGGACCTGCGCATCCTGCGCGACCCGTTCTCGGCCAAGCCGCATGTGCTGTTCTATGCCTCCAAGCGTGTCGGCGGCGATGTGTCGGATTTCGCGGCGATCAAGCTGCTGAAATTCGCGCTGTCGTAAGCGAGACCGGATCGGCCCGGGGTAACCCCGCGGGCGGTTGAAGCAGATCGGGTCGGGGGTGACCCCCCCGACCCGTGGCGGGCGCGGGCCGGAGCCCACCCTTCCGTCTAGCTGCTCCCTCCGTCCGAGCGGAGGGGTGAGGGGTTCGCGTCCGCTCCTTGGGGCGACAGATTTTGTGAGGACAGAGCCGATGATGTTGACCGAGCAGACCGTGGTGCCGGGAGAGGCCCTGCCGCTGGCCGAGATGCGCGCGCATCTGCGCCTTGGCACCGGCTTTGCCGATGATGCGGCGCAAGATGCGATCCTTGAAAGCCATCTGCGGGCGGCGCTGGCCGCCATCGAGGGGCGCACGGCGAAGATCCTGCTGGCGCGGGAGTTCCTGTGGCAGCTGGAGGCCTGGCGCGAGCTGGATGAACAGGCGCTGCCGGTGGCGCCGGTGGTGGCGGTGGCCTCGGTGACGATGCGGGACCGTGACGGCGTGGCGACGCTGATCGACCCGGGCCGCTGGCGGCTGGTGCGGGATGCGCACCGCCCGCGGATCGTGGCGACGGGGGCGATGCTGGCCGGGATCCCGCTGGGCGGGGTCGCCGAGATCGCCTTCACCGCCGGGTTCGGGGCGGCCTGGGCCGATGTGCCGGTGGATCTGCGCCAGGCGGTGTTGCTGCTGGCGGCGCAGTATCATGAGCGACGGCATGAGGCGGGCGGGGCCAGTGCGATGCCCTTCGGGGTGATGGCGCTGATCGAGCGCTGGCGGACGGTGCGGGTGCTGGGTGGGCGCCCGTCAGGGGTGCGTCCGTGAGCGCGCCGGTCCTGAACCGGCGGCTGGTGCTGGAAGAGATGCAGCGGCTGCCCGATGGCGCGGGGGGGTTCACGACGCAGTGGACCGTGCTCGGCACGCTCTGGGCCAGCGTTGTCGCGGGTAGCGGGGCAGAGCGGGCGGGGGAGTTCGTGACCCTCTCCACCGTGCCCTACCGCATCACCGTGCGGGGGGCGCCCCCCGGCGCGGCCTCGCGCCCGCGCCCCGACCAGCGGCTGCGCGACGGCACCAGGCTGTTCCGCATCCTGGCGGTGACCGAGGCCGATGCCCGCGCCGCCTACCTGACCTGTTTTGCCCGCGAGGAGGTGCCGACATGAGCTATGCAAGCGGCGCCGCCCTGCAGGCGGCGGTGTTCCAGCGGCTGGGTGCCGATGCAGCGCTGGCCGCGCTGGTCGGGACGGCCATTTATGACGCGGTGCCGCCCGGCACGGTGACCGGCACCTATGTCAGCCTCGGCCCGGAAGATGTGCGCGATGCCTCGGACGTCACGGGCAGCGGGGCGCTGCATGAGTTCACCGTCAGCGTCGTCACCGATGCCTCGGGCTTCCAGCAGGCCAAGGCGGTAGCGGCGGCGGTGTCGGACGCTCTCACCGGCGCGCCGCTGGCGCTGAGCCGCGGCCATCTGGTCGGGCTCTGGTTCCTCAAGGCCCGCGCCCGGCGGGTGCAGACCGGCGAGTTGCGCCGCATCGACCTCAGCTTTCGCGCGCGGATCGAGGACTGATCTCTTCAATTTCTTGCTGGCAAAAATATCCCGGGGGTCCGGGGGCAGCGCCCCCGGCCGCCGGCCACATGCACGGAGTGACCCAGATGGCTGCCCAGAACGGCAAAGACCTGCTCATCAAGCTCGACCTCACCGGCGGGCTGCAATTCGAGACCATCGCGGGGCTGCGCGCCACGCGCATCAGCTTCAACGCGGAAACGGTCGATGTGACCAGCCTCGAGAGCACCGGCGGCTGGCGCGAGCTGCTGGCGGGGGCGGGGGTGAAGTCGGCCTCGATCTCCGGCTCGGGCATCTTCAAGGATCAGGCCACGGACGAACGCGCGCGGCAGATCTTCTTTGACGGCGAGGTGCCGCAGTTCCAGGTGATCATCCCCGATTTCGGCATCGTGCAGGGGCCGTTCCAGATCACCTCGGTCGAATATGCCGGCAGCCATAATGGCGAGGCAAGCTATGAGCTGTCGCTGGCCTCGGCCGGCGTGCTCAGCTTCGTGGCGCTGTGATGGCGAACCCTTGGGCGGGCGAGGTGGCGGTCTGGCTCGATGGCCAGCGGCACGTCGCCAAGCTGACGCTGGGCGCGCTGGCCGAGCTGGAGGCGGCGCTGGCCGAGGACAGCCTGATCGCGCTGGTCGAGCGGTTCGAGGGCGGGCGGTTCTCCAGCCGCGACGTGCTGGCGCTGCTGGTGGCGGGATTGCGCGGTGGCGGCTGGGAGGGGAGCGCGGGGGATCTGCGCACGGTCGAGATCGGCGGCGGGCCGGTGGAGGCGGCGCGGGTGGCGGCAGGGCTGCTGGCGCGGGCCTTCGCGCTGCCGCCTGGCTGAGTGGGCATGGATTGGCCGGGATTGATGCGGGCGGGGCTGCGGGGGCTCGGCCTCGCACCCGAGGCGTTCTGGCGGCTCACCCCGGCAGAGCTGGCGATCATGTTGGGCGCCGAGGCCGGGGCGGGGCCGCTGACGCGGGCCCGGCTGGAGGATCTGGCACGCAGGTGGCCGGATTTGCCCGCGACGCGGGCAGGGGGGCCTGATTTGCCCGAAGGGCCGACACAAGTGAAGGAGGGCGGCGATGGCTGATGTGGACGGCATGGACGATCTGGCGCGGCAGGCGGCGGATCTGGAGCGGGCGCTGATAGGGGCCGAGGCGATGACGGCTGCTTTCTGTGAAGAGCTTCTGCGGATGCAGGAGAGCATGACCTTCACCGGGCGCGAGGTGTCGATGCTGACCACCGGCATCGGGCGCGGGCTGCGCGGGGCCTTTGACGGGCTGGTCTTCGACGGGATGAAGCTGTCGGACGCGCTGAAGAAGGTCGGGCAGGCGATGGCGGACAGCGTCTATGCCGTGGCGATGCGGCCGGTTCACACCGCGGCCGCAGGGGCCATTGCCAACGGCATGAACAGCCTGATGAGCGGGCTGTTTCCCTTCGAGAAGGGCGGCAGCTTCTCGCAGGGGCGGGTGATGCCCTTTGCCAAGGGCGGGGTCGTGTCCTCGCCCGTGACCTTCCAGATGCGGAATGGCCGCGGGCTGATGGGCGAGGCGGGGCCCGAGGCGATCATGCCGCTGGCCCGCGGCGCGGATGGGCGCCTCGGCGTGCAGGCGCAGGGCGGGGGCCGCGCGGTCAATGTGGTGATGAACGTGACGACGCCGGATGCGGCGGGGTTTGCGCGCAGCCAGAGCCAGATCGCGGCGCAGCTGGGCCGGGCGCTGTCGCGCGGCGAGCGCAACCGCTGAGGCGGAAACGGGGAGCAAGTAGCATGGCATTTCACGAGGTGAGGTTTCCCGCCAACCTGAGCTTTGGCTCGGTCGGCGGGCCGGAGCGGCGCACAGAGATCGTGACGCTGGCCAACGGGTTCGAAGAGCGCAACACGCCCTGGTCGCAATCGCGCCGGCGCTACGATGCGGGGCTGGGGCTGCGGAGCCTGGATGACGTGGAGCGGCTGATCGCGTTCTTCGAGGCGCGGGCCGGGCAGTTGCACGGGTTCCGCTGGAAGGACTGGGCGGATTACAAATCCTGCCCCGCCTCGCGCGAGGTGGCCTTCGATGACCAGTTCGTCGCGCTGGGCGATGGCGAGACCGCCGGTTTCGGGCTGGTGAAGAGCTACGAGTCCGGCGGGAGCAGCTATCTGCGCGGCATTGCCAAGCCGGTGGCGGGTTCTGTGCGGATGGGGCTGCAGGGAGATGAGTTGACTGAGGGGCTGCACTACGAGGTGGATACGGCGACGGGCCTCGTGACCTTCGCGGTGCCCCCGGCGCCGGGCGAGCGTATCTCGGCCGGGTTCGAGTTCGATGTGCCGGTGCGGTTCGACACCGACCGCATTCAGGTGTCGGTCGCCAGCTTTCAGGCGGGCGACGTGCCGCAGGTGCCGGTGGTCGAGGTGCGGATATGAGCGCGGCGCAAGAGACGGCCGCAGCGCTGTTCGCGCATCTGGCCGGCGGGGCGTGCACGGTTTGCCGGGCTTGGGCGGTGGTGCGGAAGGATGGCGCGGTGTTGGGCTTTACCGACCATGACCGCGATCTGAGCTTCGAGGGCATCGTCTTTCGCGCCGATAGCGGCATCACCGCGCGGGCGCTGGCGCAGACCACGGGGCTGTCGGTGGATAACAGCGAGGCATATGGCGCGCTGCGCAGCGATGCGATTGCCGAGGCGGATATTCTGGCCGGGCGCTATGACGGGGCCGATGTCCGGGCCTGGCTGGTGAACTGGGCGGACCCGGAGGCGCGCCTGCTGCAGTTTCGCGGCTCGCTTGGGGAGCTGACGCGGGCGGGCGGGGCCTTTACTGCGGAGCTGCGCGGGTTGAGCGAGCCCCTGAACCATGCGCAGGGCCGGATCTATCTGGCGGGATGCACCGCCGTTCTGGGCGATGCGCGCTGCCGGTTTGATCTGTCCCAGCCGGGCTACCGGGCCGAGCTGCCGGCGGGAGAGAGGACGGGGGAGCCGGCGCTGTTCCGGTTGGCGGGGCTGGCGGAGTTCGAGGACCGCTGGTTCGAGAAGGGCCGGCTGTCGGTGCTGACGGGTGCGGCAGCGGGGCTGTGGGGTAGCATCAAGAATGACCGACTGGACGCGGGCGGGCGCAGCGTCGAGCTGTGGCACGAGCTGCGGGCGCCTGTAGCGCCCGGCGATCTGCTGCGGCTGGAGGCGGGATGCGACAAGCGCGGCGCGACCTGCCGGCTGAAGTTCCAGAATTTTGTGAACTTCAGGGGCTTCCCGCACATTCCGGGTGAGGACTGGTTGACCATCGCTCCGGTCAAGGCGGCGCGGGGCACGTCATGACCGAAGATGCGAGCGGGGAGCGGATCGTGGCGGCGGCGCGGGGCTGGATCGGAACGCCCTATCGGCATCAGGCCTCGGTGCGGGGCGGGGGGCGGATTGCCTTGGCCTGCTGCGCGGGGTCTGGCGCGAGGTGTACGGGGCCGAGCCCGAGGCGGTTCCGGCCTACACAGCCGACTGGTCCGAGCCGTCGCATGACGAGCGGCTGTGGGCGGCGGCGCGGCGGCATCTTCGCGAATGCCCGAGGTCAGCGGTCCCGTCCGCGGGCGAGGTGCTGCTGTTCCGGATGCGGGCCGGGTACGTCGCCAAGCATCTGGGGATCCTGTCCCGCGCCGGCGAGAACGCCGCGTTCATCCACGCCTATTCGGGCCATGCGGTGCTGGAAAGCCCGCTGTCGGACCCCTGGCAGCGCCGGATCGCGGCGCGCTTTGCTTTTCCCAGCGGAGGGTCGTGA